GCGGAGCCACTTCATAACATCTGTCTCAAACTGAGAACCTTTACGTCCATTGGGATTAGCCATTAGCGCACCACCTGAATATCAAACACGTAAGTAGGCCCTACCTTGTGCATCTTGATCTCCTATCTGGCACGCTGCAAAGTTAACAAATAGTGTAGCCCATTTAGAGGCATCTGCTGTGTGTGGACCAAAGCGGTTCTTCACCGCAGCCACACGCAACATCCCCTGACCTGGGTCATAACCCAATGTAAGTATCAACGCAGGTAATTGACTTACCTTTCCGTGAATAGCACGACGCGGAGGTGGCATACTCGGTGATCCATACTCACTCTGCTCGCTGACGTGATGGAGTACTAAGACACAAGCCTGAGTCTTGCGTGCCATATCGTGCAACTCCATCATAATTGCACGTAGCCCTGCCCATTCATTGTCTGTTTCGGCAGCAACATTCATTAAGTTATCAATGATAATTAACTCAGGTGCTATTCCATACAGTTCAACGTAGGCTTTAATCTCCAACTCAATGTCATCTAATGATGGACTTGAATCGAATACCCATTGTATGTGTGACATCTTTGATAGGTGTTCACTGTAGAAGTCTGGTTTGTAATCCATATTGGACTCAACAGTTAACTGCGTATGCCCTGAGATCTGCGCTGCAGATCGCATCAAGACTGTTGCAGTATCAGTATCGGCTGAGAAGAAAAGTGTAGGTACCTTAGCCTTGATTGCATAGACAAGAGCAAACATACTCTTACCAGCATTAGGAGCAGCAGCCACCATACATACTTGCCCACGTCTAAACTTGATGGACTCACCAGCAAGGCCAGTCCATACATCAGGCAACGGTATAGCCTTAGTGTGGCTACCGCCCATCGCCCGCTTTAGATTAAGCAACTTCCTCATCCCCTCCAAGATTTATTCTGCGTTGTCTCCTTACTGCAAGACGTTCACGTGGTGCAAGCCCACCCCATATACCGTACTGCTCCTTGTGGATTCCCCACTCAGCGCATTCAGTTCTATGTGAACAACCTTTACAGATTGACTTTGCATACTGACTTTCAATGTAACTTACTGAGTCCCTGTCTTTATCAGGGAACCAGAAGTCACCACCTATCTCTGCACATAGCGGGTTCTCGTACTCACGAGGCTCCCGCATCGTATTATCTTAAGAAGATAGGGTCGCACTTATCTGCTGCACCCTTTGGTGCAGAGCACATCCACGCTCTCCAAGGTCCACGTGCTGATGTACCAGTACGGTATGTCATATTGCCGTGCTTACAGGTAGGTGCCTGTCCTTCTACAACTGCAGGTTGTGCAGGTGCAGACGTTACTGGTGTACCACCGAAGGCTTCAGCAACTGACTCAACAGTTGGTGCTGGTGTACCACGTAGTGATCCGTTAACAGAATTAATTAGTGATGATAGATCCTGGACACTAGCCAGTAGTGTTTCTAGTTCACCTTGATTGTCAGCATAAATGTTAACAAGTACGCCGTCCTTGCCATAGTTTACTTGTAACTTTGTTGTTGCGTTTGCAGCCATTACTTTCCTCCAGTTTGTTTGATCGATAACCTTTGTGATTCATTACCAAACTTCTTAGGCACATACCCAATAAGTTTTTCTACTTCTTCACTGTCAATACTTTCACGTCCCTTGACAGTTGTCCAACTGACTTCTATTCCACTAGGTGTTACTCCTAGTAGTCCCTCGAAAGAAGTCTTCAAAGAATCTTGGTGCTTTTCTAACTCTTTAATCTGTGCTGCTAACTGTAAGTACAACAGTGCGTTCTTGTCAATATCAGCATCATCAATGACTACATCACTGACTGCCGTAAGTTCTTTTTTTATACCAACGCATCCCATCTCACCTGATGCATCGTAGAACTTGCAATAGTGTTTGCAGTATGAAGCATCACGTTCTGGATCAGGTGCTGTCTCTGCTGTCTTGATAGCCTCTAACCAGTTCAATGCCTGCAATGCAATAGTCTCATCATAATCTTCAGTGTGCACCTTGACATCGCGTTCATCACCATCACGTGCAATAGCAACAAGTGACACACGCTTTACATCGTAGCCATTCTTAGCCAGTAGATAACCATAAGTCTGTACCTGCCAGCGTTGCTGTGTTGATGGGAAGTATGAAAGGTTCTTAACCTTGCTTGTCTTCCAGTCGATAACATCACCAGTACCTGGTACATAGCAGTCGATGTGTGCCTTCATACCATTGTATTCAACTGATGTTTCAATCATTACATCTGGGTTGTCTGCTAACGCCTTCTCAATTTCTGCGTGAATAGCAGTACCCATAATGGCTGCGAGTTTCATCTCATCATCATTAGTTTCTGGTTGATCGTTAAGTCTGTACCAGACCTTACGACGACAGCCACCTAACTCTGATGGTCCTATCTGCACCTGCGTAGAACGTGAACGCTTCGCGTCCCCTGCCTTGAGAGCAGTTAATAGTAGTTCCTTTGGATCTATCACGTTAACTCCTTCTCAATAGCCTGAATTGTGGGACACGGGTAAGCGTGATTTTTTATTTCACCGCTTCCGTGATTAAACATACATTGATGACAATAAGCAGCATACCCAAGTCCTTGACCTGATGGCTTATGCAATTCAACTACTGCACGAATAGCATCCTTCATAAAGATTGCATCATTGTTGGTCATTGGCTTTATTAACTCTAGTAATTCATCGTGCGTCATAACTACATCCTCTCCTGGACCACCAACTGTAAAGGCTTGCCAGTGTTAGCGTCAAGTACCGACGCGATCTCTACTGCCCTACGTGCGTGTCTCTTGGCATAGGCTAGGTCAACATCAGGTTTGATAACTGAATACAGGTAGCCAAGAGCAAGTTGACCCCCACTACCAATGCCGTACGCTCCGTGATTTGCTTGGAAAAAAGAGAGATCACAAGCAATACGAAAGATATTGCCGTTAAAAGCAATGAGATAATCGAAGCCACCATCTTTGTCCGCCTTGTTGTAGTCGTAGTTGTTATCGGTAAATGCTTGGTTGATACTGGGTATAACTTTCTTACCCATAAACTGTGCTGGATCTTCGCCACGATACAACGGTGGCTTCCAGTTGTAGGCCAGGATGTCACCTGGCCTTGTATCCCCTGAGATTCCTATCAGGTACTTGCCTACCTCAACGATCTTGGGTGTACTAGTTGCAAGTGTCACGAGATTATCTTCTGTGATCTGTGAGTCTGCTACTAGTACAGCGTAATCGATTCCCTCAAGCGCTGCGATTGTTGTCATACTAGAATCATACTAGAGATCGGCGTGTCGTTGCGTAAGCAACGCTACTGGTTACTACAATATGAGCCGTGAGGCGAATAAAACAGGGTGCCCCAGAGGGGCACGATGGTACTGTACTGACTGTGCGGTTCCGTCTACCAAGGCTGCCGAAATTTAGGCACAAACTACCAGACAAATTCGGTTCTGATCTACGAGGCCTGGGTCCAGTACACGTCTGTCCCTGTGGCTCACAAGTGTTTAATGTTATGGCATCCTTTGAAGACTATGAACTAGTCTGGTATTTCCTGGATGCTACCTGTGTAAACTGTGGAAACATAGTCACTGTCCCCTGCCCAGTAGACAAAGATGAAACACAAACTCTCCGAGATTAACGAAGAAGAACGCACAGGATTGTGCTCAGTTTGTGGCCCCGTCAAGTTAAAGATGCGGGATAAGTCTAAGCCTTTATCAGGTAGGTACCGTTGCAATACCATCTACAAGATAAACCAGATGAAGATGCGTTCTCCCTATCACGCCTACCGCAAGGACTATTGCGAGCACTGTGACTTCAAGCCAGTACACATTAGCCAGTTGGACGTAGACCACATAGACGGCGACCGCTTTAACAATGACCCAGCCAACCTTCAAACCCTCTGTGCTAACTGCCACAGGCTCAAGACGCACCTTGCTGGGGACAGCAACTCAGGTATTAATTAATTTTGTGGCACAAAAAAAGAAGCCCACCCCTTTCGGGGTGAGCCTCTTCGTGCCTCGCGCTAGTGGGTTACTTAGACCCACGTCCAAACTCTTTGCACTTTGGGTCTAGCCACTTGAGGACTGGACCCGCAACGGCTGCTACTGCTGCCATTGCTAGTTTCTTTGGATCTGTTTCTCCTGCTAAGTAGAGAGCAATCACTGCTGCTACTCCTGCGCGAAGATATGTTGCGAGTACTGCTTGTGTCTTTGCGTTCATTGGTTCTCCTTCTTCTTAGGTAGAGGCTTTAACTTAGCCTTTACTTTATTGACAGCCTTTGGTTTTCCCAGCCAGGGGAACCAAGGGGAAGTGTCATCTCCACACTCGTCTTTGATTGAGATGTGAAGATGCTTGTTGTGTTGGTTGATACCGTCATACTTGGATTCACCGTTCTTTGCAGACCAGATCTTCCCGTGGAAAATTAAATACTTTACGCGCTTGTCATCTTTAAGTTGTTCAAACAGATCAAAGCAATCAATCCCATTGACAGCATCGTGGGTTAAGTCAACTGCATACCCTGTGTTGTGGTCTGAGTTAGGACTCTGACTGATGTGTGCTTTGCTCGGTAGCAACCCATCTGAGGCTTTCTTCCGAGAAGGTGATATTGCTGTGGCTTGTCGAAGGACAGCAATAGCGGCAGGCGTGGCTTTCTTGGCAATAGTCGTCATTCATTCTTCCCTCTTTGAATCATTATTTGGTACAGGATTTCAACCTTTTCCTCTAGTCTGATAACAGAATCTTTGAGGCTTGAGCCAGAGTTCGGCTTAAGTTCGTTGAGGTAGTGCTTTACTAGCCAACGAACACCAGTAACAAAGCCACCTACGATTGTCATTACTGCAACAGCAACTGTTGCGTAGTCTTGTGCCTGCATTAGACCGTCCTAATGGTTACTAAGAGCGTTCCACCGTAGCCAGTGAATCGCTTATCCGAAGGTGTTGCATTTCTAAAGTCCAACTCTTCGATCAGTCCAATGTAGGACTCACCAGTTCTAAAGTCTTCAACGCGGATGGTGTCACCTACGTTTTCAATAGATTCAAGTTGGCTCATACGGAAGTATGCTGAACCTTCATAGCCAATCTCTACGCCGAAGTGATCTGATTCGTGGTCGTAGCAAGACAGTGGATACTGGATAAGTCGTTGACGTGGGATAGCAGGCAGAGCCTTGATCTGGTAACCAGTAAACAATGGTCCCTTAGTTACGTCGCTGTTTGAGCGAACCAGTGTGAACTGGAAGCCAAGGTATTCTTGAGACTGCTGTGGATAGTTGATGTTAACCTCTGGCACATTTGATTCCTGGGTAAAGGTACCAATGCGGTAGAAGTTATCTGCATAGTCAATGGAGTCAATGTAGAGTCCACCGTTTGCAGTATCTACACGAGCCTGCATCAACTTAAAGATCTTCAACTCTAGTGTGTTGTAGCGTACATAGCCTGTACGCAGTGTGCCTTCTGCTATCAAGGTAGATGCTGACTCCACATAGATAGTTCCATCTGCACCATTGCCAGCATTACAAAATACTAAGCGGTTAGTGTCGCCTAAGAATGCACAGGCTGTTGTGTAAGTACCTAATGTATCTGCTGGGTTGTATAAGTCCCACGCATAAGGGAACAAAAGGTTACCTAATGGTTGACCCATATCAACACGGGTTACACCTGCTTGGCCTTCAACACCTGTTGCTGCCCAGATATATCTATCACGGAAAGCAAAGTCATAGACTGGCTGGTCTGACTCAAAGATTAAAGCACCGTAGGTAATGGAGCCATCGAGTGAATTGACATCTGCCATACGCATACCTTGGTTGGTACCAATAGCCATATTGCCAAGGTAATAGGAGATCTTAAATGTCTTCTCACCTACTGGTAACTCTGCTGCTGTGATTGCACTGGTCAGCGTAGGCATAGCACCTGCGGT